AAAGAAGTCGTTCTGAGTGTTCATGAATGGACAAAATGGTGTGATGATAATCCTGAATGGACACGAGATTGGTCAGATCCATCTACTGCACCTATGGCAACAGATGTTGGTGAATGGAGAGATAAACTTGTGGCAAGAAATCCTGGATGGAATCAAATACTGAGCCGTGCTCAAAAAATGCCAGGTTCAAAAGTAAGTAAAATCTAATGGCAAGAAGAAAAAGAGCATCTGTAAATGATCAACCCATTGGAGTTGGTCTTTCAACAAAGCAGATGAAAAAAAAGAAACCACTAAGTTCTTCTTACTTAGTAGACATAGACCCACTTAATGAAAATCAAAAAAGACTGTTTGATTCTTATAAGGAAGGAAAGCATTTAGTCGCATATGGTTGTGCAGGGACAGGAAAGACCTTTATAACCCTCTTTAACGCACTTAAAGATGTATTAGATGAGAATACTCCTTATGAGAGAATATACCTTGTGAGGTCTCTTGTAGCAACCAGAGAGATTGGGTTTCTTCCCGGTTCTCATGAAGATAAGGCAGACATCTACCAAATTCCATATAAGAATATGGTAAAGTATATGTTCCAGATGCCAAGTGACGCTGATTTTGAGATGTTATATGGCAATCTAAAATCTCAGGAATCAATTAAATTCTGGAGCACATCATTTCTTCGTGGAACAACTCTTGATAATGCTGTAATTATTGTAGACGAGTTTCAAAATTTGTCCGGGCACGAATTAGATTCTATTATTACTCGTGTTGGTGAAAATACAAGAATTTGTTTCTGTGGTGATGCTACCCAGTCTGACCTTACTAAAATGAGTGAAAGGAATGGTATTGTTGACTTTATGAACATCTTGCGTAAAATGCCATCATTTGATATAATTGAGTTTGGAACTGACGATATCGTTCGATCCGGTCTAGTCAAAGAGTATATCATCGCAAAAATAGAAGCAGGTTTTTAATGTTTAATCATGTAGATTTGAATCTCCCTCTCCTTGAGAGAGAGACTATTGATGGAGTCAGATATTATTCTGTTCCTGATGAAAAAGAACTCTTAAAATTAGTTTCTATCACTTCGGTGACCAGTCATTATAATAAGGAGACTTTCGTAAAATGGAGAAAAAGAGTTGGTGATGAAGAAGCAAATCGAGTTACAAAGGCGGCAACACGTCGTGGAACTGATATGCACACTCTCACTGAGTGTCACCTAAAGAATATAGAGTTGCCGAAAGTTCCTCCTATTTCTGAGTTCTTATTTAAGATTTCTAAGGGTACTTTAAATAATATTGATAATATTCATGCTCTGGAAACTTCCCTATATAGTAAGCAGTTAGGTATTGCTGGAACCGTCGATTGTATTGCAGAATACGAGGGTGAATTAGCAATCATTGACTTTAAGACTTCAAAGAAACCTAAACCAAGAGATTGGATCGAAAACTATTTTGTCCAATGTGCAGCATATGGTTGTATGTTGTATGAAATGACTGGTATTCCCGTCAAAAAATTTGTAATCATTATGGCTTGTGAAAATGGAGAATGCGTCGTCTACGAAGAAAGAGACAAATCAAAGTACATCAAACTTCTTACCGAATACATTAGAAAGTTTGTTACAGATAAATTGGACCTCTATGGATCAGAATAAAGAGTTAGAGAAGGCAATAGCAAGTAAATTTCTAACACCATCTAAGTTTGCATTGGAAATTGAAAAGATTGTTGCCGAAGAAAAAATCAACTATATCGATGCCATTTGTCACTATTGTGAATTAAATGAACTTGATGTAGAATCAGTCACAAAACTTGTATCAAAACCACTGAAAGAAAAACTGAAGTGGGATGCTACGAGACTTAATTTTATGAAAGCAACTTCGAAAGCAAAACTGCCTTTATGAAAGTGACCCCATATCAAGTCTATTGTGAGTATCTTGCTTTGAAATCGCATTTTAGTAATAGAAAATACGATTATTTCAAATACAATAAAAAGGTAAGGGCTTCTCTTCAATCTTTTTACAAAAGAAAAGACCGTTACTTCTTTGAAAAAACAAGTCGTAAATATAAAGACGAAGAGATTGTTAATTTTTTGGTCGCAAACTTTGTAGAATCTACTAGTGTAAATCAGGTATGGATTGGAGAAATTATAAGTTCTGGAGAAAGAACCTACCAAGATTGGACAAAAAGACAACAGAGTTTGACTTACTTGTTCAAAGAACAAAGCAACGAATTACTCTCGAACAACGAATTAGAGAATCTATTCAGTTGTTCGAAAGGTCATCCAATAATCTTAAAAAGATTTCTTGGTGGAGACATAAGTCTTGAAACTTTTGTAATCTATGATAGAATATTCTCATTCAGAAAGAAGTTTGATAAAGAACTGAAAGATCCTGTATGGGAAACTGTAAGTTTAAAACTCCAAAAATATTCTTCCTTTCTAAATATTGATGTGTTCAAATTCAAAAAGATTTTGCGGGACATTGTAAATGAGTGACTTTTTTGATTCTGAGATCATTCAGGAAGAACTGAGTGAAATTAATGAAATGCAAGAAAAAATCTACGAAAGTTTTATTTCTTTCGGTAATATGTCCCGTGAACAAAAACTTGAGCACGTTGAAATACTTTCATCCTTGCTTGAAAAACAGCAAGTGATGTATACAAGATTATCTCTTTCGGATGACCCAAAAGCCATCGAAATGAAGGATAATCTACGCAAATCAGTTTCATCAATGGGGTTTCCTCCAGAAACTGATATGTTGACTTTATTCAGTAGTATGAATGCAACAATAAAATCTCTCAAAGATTATATTGAAGATTGACAATTAAGTCTCTATTTGTTATACTATCTAAGTAAATCTAAAACATCCAAACTAATCTAAGGTAATCTAAAATGAGCTTCGCAGATCTTAAAAAGCAATCCAAACTTGGTTCTTTGACACAAAAACTAGTCAAAGAAGTCGAAAAAATGAATAATGCAGGTAGTTCAGGAGATGATCGTCTCTGGAAACTAGAATGTGATAAAGGCGGTAATGGTTATGCCGTTATTCGTTTCCTTCCTGCTCCTGAAGGTGAAGATCTTCCATTTGTTAAACTTTATTCCCATGCCTTCCAAGGTCCTGGTGGATGGTATATTGAGAACTCTCTGACGACTCTGGGTCAGAAAGATCCAATGTCAGAATACAACACGATGCTGTGGAATAACGGCACTGATAGTGGTAAAGATCAAGCACGTAAGCAGAAACGTAAACTGACTTATGTTGCAAACATCTATGTCGTCAAGGATCCTGCTAATCCTGAGAATGAAGGTCAAGTATTCTTGTATAAGTTCGGTAAGAAAATCTTTGATAAGATTACTGCCGCAATGCAACCTGAGTTTGAGGACGAGGAAGCAATTGATCCATTTGACTTCTGGCAGGGTGCTAACTTTAAGTTGAAGGCAAAGAATGTTGCCGGTTATCGTAACTATGATTCTTCAGAGTTTGCCCGTCAGGATGCACTTCTGGAAGATGACGAAGCAATGGAAGCAATCTGGAAAAAAGAGTACTCTCTTGAAGAGTTTGTTGCTCCTGACCAGTTCAAGTCCTATGATGAACTGAAGAAGCGTCTTGATTATGTTCTTGGTATCAAAGGAACAACTAAGTTCCAAGATCAAGAATCCGTTCAGGAAGAAGAAGAGTTTCGTCAACAGAATCGTGGAGAATCAAATTCTGTCCCTCAGTCAATGAAAGAAGAATTGAATGACCTTTCTTCTACTAATACTGATGAAGATGATGATACTCTTTCATACTTTGCCGCACTCGCAGCAGAATGAGTTAGTTAGAGATTGTGACTTTGGTATTCTCAGTTCTAATCAGTGATTCATTCACATACTCTGAGGATAAACCATAAATCATAATCTCTCTCATATCATTTAAAAATTGTTGTAAATATCCTTGCTTTAGTAAATAAATCGAGGATTTTTTATTGTTCTTAATTGTTTCATATTCCCAGTTTGATACTCCTCTTCTCACTGAAATACCAGATACAGAAACTTTAGTACCATTATCACTATAATTTAAAGTAAAGTCTTCATCAACAACTTTACCTGCCGGAAGAATTAATCTACCACTTGAGTCTTTGACTTCTTTAGTCTCATAATAATTAATATCATTCAAACCTACAATACCATACTTATTTTCTGCATACTTATATAATTGGTAATTAGATAAAGGCCATTCATCTCTTACATTAATAATACCGGCAGTCATTAAGACTACCCAATCTAAATCTGCCTTACCATAAAACTCTTCTGCCACTGTATCAGGTCTTGCACCTTCTACGATTTCATACTTATTGAAGAGTGTAAAAACATTTTGTAAATCATCACGCAACTTATTTCTTCTGAATAAGTTTTTGACTTTTAAGTAATCTTGTGATGAAATTGCATCAGACAAAAATGACTGATATTCTACATCTGGTAATTCTCTGAAATAACCCATTTTAGTATCCTACTCCTCCTACTTTTCCTTTTGCTCCTTCATTACCAAAATCATCATAATCTTCTGCATAAATTGGACTCAGTTCTTGGAATGATAATTGCATCACCATATGAACTGGTGTTTTGGAATCATCGTTATATGTCATATAAGTTCCCGAACCTGTATAATTGATCTGAACATTTGTAAGTGCCGCAACAATAAAACTATTTAAGAATTGATGATCATTATTTCCAGTCTTATACTTTAAACGGAATACATTTGGAGATTTAAGGAATAGTCCTGTACCACCTTGCTCAGAGTTTTCTGCAATTGTTGAGGTAGGTGCCATATTTCTTTTCAATTCGATAATAATTTTTTTAATTTGCTCTGCTTCTGTACCATTTCTTGGAGCAAGATTAAATGAAAAATTAAAACTTCTTAACTTAACTCCATTAAATAAAAGTTCTGTATTTGGATTTAAGATTTGACCTGTTGATCTTGCTAAAACTCCAGAAAAACTAGTATTTGCTCCTAGAATATTTACTGCCTTTGACCCAAAAAATGCATTAGATAGTTGCTGTCCTTCACCACTTTTTACAATTCCCTTTAAATCTGTAAATGATTGTTCTAATGCACTAGCAATTCCTCCAAAAAAGGTTTCATTAGTTATCGTATCATTTACAGCACCCAAACCATATGCTGCTAAAGTATTTAATCTATCTTCACCCCAACCGGTGGAATTTGTTGATGTAATATTTTGTGGTATTGGTAGAATTATAGTACCTATTTGATCTTCTTTTTTTGTATTATTATAATTTCTTTTATTTGAATTTAATCCCTCTTGGAGTACATTTTTTTGAGGAGTAATTCCTAATGTTTTATACTTTAGAATTTCTATTTGTAAATAATCAGTTTCTTTTTCTAATATCGCATATGGATATCTCAATGGTCCAAATTTATTATTTCTATTACTTGCAGATCTTTGCCTTCCTATATTTAATGTTGATGGCGGTTGTTCTCCTCCATCTCCTGGAGATCCTTCCCCTGGTTTTGCAACTGTTGCTGGTGAATTTGCTGGAGTCAATTTGCCAGCATCCAAATCAGCAAAATATTTATCACCTTCTGGTCCGGATAAGTCTTTAGGAATTTGATCAGTGGGAACAGTATACTCCATCTATCTTTTTTTTTAAGTATTTAGAAACTTTCCATAAGGAATTTCTCTCAGGTCGGCAATTTCACCTGCATATATCTCATAAAATTGTGTATCTGCTCTACTTAGTTTATAGTTTCTTATTTTTCCCCAGTGATAATTAAAACCAATAAATGCAAAATCATTGGGTACACTGTATATATCTGTACAAGCAATTAATGGATGTTGGTCATATTGTATATTTGGTGATCTTGCAGTGTAAATATAAGTATAAAATTTTCCAGGAATGGGAACAGGAGTTACAGAATCTTTAACTGCCTCTAATATTTTTGACATTAATTCATCAGGTGTTTCAATACCGATTAAATTTCCAACAATATTTCTTACTCGATTATTGTCATCATCTGTTGGTCTATTTGGATTTTTTAGGACTCCATCATCATAAACATTAGAACCTACTTTTATATTTGGGTCACTACTGTAAGTTACTTCACCAGTTTGAGAAACATAATAATATGATCTTCCTGTTCTTCCTCCTCTTTTTATTGTTCTTGCCATTACTTAATACCAAGTTCGTTTTCTGTAAGGACCTTAAACTCATAACCATGATCTAAACACCATTCTTTAGCGGCATTCCACTTTGCCTGATTTTTAGCATACTCAACGACTTCATAGATATAACCTTTCGTCTTTCTTTGTTTGACTTTAGGTTCGATACACTGCTTAAATGGTTTGATTTCAATAATCATCTTTTTGATTGTTCCGTTATTATCTTTATATTTGATATAAAAATCTGGGAAGTATCTCCTTACTTTATTTGTAGTTGGATCATAGTATGGAATTATGGCCTCTTCACTACTCCAAGATAATATATTTTCATTTGTATCACAATATTTCATAAATTTGCGCTCCCATAGAGAACGATATATAATATTTCTATGGTCTCCAACATATTTTTGAGGGTATAGTGGTTGGTATCTTCCTTTATAGGATGCCATTATTTTGACCTCTCCGTTATCAATCCGCGAATTGATGAAAAAGACTTATCGCAAACTGGACAGTATGACATCTAAATAACTAATAATCAAGTAGTCTTATAGGTATTTAGAGTGCCGAGAATTAAAAAAATATCAGAATTTAAACCCTTAATTACTAATCTTGCACAGACATCTCATTATCAAGTCATGTTTGGTGGGTTGAATAATTATTTAAGTGGATATTTAAATGAAAGAGGAGTAAATACGAGATTTATTACAGAAGAATCTGGTTTATTATGTTCTTCTGCTTCCATTCCTGGTAGTTCATTAGCAACTGCGGATATTAATGGGAACTTTATGGGTATGCAAGAGAAGATGGCACATACCCGAATTTTTACTGAAATGCAATTAGAATTTTATGTTGATTCTGATTATAGAATGATTAAGTTTCTAGAGCACTGGATGGAATATATTGTAAGTGGGGGCGAATCACCATCTGCTGGTCCTGGATATTATTATCGAATGCAGTTTCCAGAACAATATAAATGCGATCAGACAAAAATTATAAAATTTGATAGGAATGGAGATAAAGAATTGGAATATAAGTTCTTTAAGTTGTTTCCAAAAAATTTAACATCTATTCCAGTTTCTTATGGAACTTCTGATATATTAAAAGTTAGTGCTTCATTCGAATATGAACGTTATGTTTCTGGTAAATTAACATCGAAGAGTGTGAAAGATGGAACTAGTAATAATAGAGGATCTGTGAAAACTGAATCTATTCCTCTTGAAGTAATTCCATTTCAAGGACGACAAATAAGTGGAGTAGTTCTTCCAAATAATAATCTTGCTTAATCCGTTCTAAATAATCACAACTGAACTTATAATGGGTTTTTATGCCTTTACCTAAAATTAATACTCCAATATATGAGTTGGAATTGCCTTCGACTAAAAAGAAAATTAGATACAGACCATTTTTAGTTAAGGAAGAAAAGATTCTAATTATTGCGATGGAATCTGAAGATCAAAAACAGATTACGACTGCTATTAAAACTGTAATCGGCAATTGTATTCTTTCTAGAGGTATTAAAGTAGAACAACTATCCACTTTTGATATTGAATATCTTTTCTTGAATATCAGAGGCAAATCTGTCGGAGAAGATGTTGAAGTATTGCTGACTTGTCCTGATGATGAAGAGACGCAAGTTTCTGTAGTTATTAATCTCGATGATATTAAGGTTCAATCTGATAAAAATCATTCGAGAGATATTGTATTAGATGAAAATCTAACTATGAGAATGAAGTATCCTTCTCTAGATGAGTTCATTAAATCTAATTTTAGTTTTGATGGTAAGTTTGGTGTGGATGAGTCATTCCAACTAATTGCTTCTTCAGTAGAGCAAATTTATAATGAAGAAGAGTCATGGAATTCTTCTGATTTTAGTAAGAAGGAAATGCTTGATTTTATTGAGCAATTGAGTTCCAAACAATTTAAAGAAGTTGAGAATTTCTTTGAGACAATGCCAAAACTTTCACATACTGTAAAACTAAAAAATCCAAATACTGGAGTCGAAAGTGATGTTGTATTGGAAGGTCTATCCAGTTTTTTCGCATAGGTATGGCGCACACTGACCTTGCGTCATACTACCAAATAACATTTGCCCTGATGCAGCATCATAAATATAGCTTAACAGAGTTAGAAAATATGTTACCTTGGGAAAAGGACATTTACCTCACTTTATTAGAGCAATATATTGAAGAAGAAAAATTAAAACAGCAGCAAAACAGTGGTAACCAATAAATCTTACAGAGCACCACAATTAAATATGAGGAGAAGTAAAATTTCTCCTAGTAAATTTTCTAATACTAAGGTAAATCCTTATACGGGAGAGTACTTATCTGCTGGAGAGAGAAAATTATTATTTCAAAAAAGAATTGTAAGTTCTGCAAATGTTTTTAAGAAATTAGGAGCACTTGTAAGAACACCATCTAAAATCATACCATCTAAAAATGTTTTTAAGAAATCAGAAGCACTTATAAATCCAAAGACATCCTCAATTGCCTCTGATAATAAACCAAAAGATAAAAATGATATTAAATCCTTAGAAAAAAGATTTTCTGGTTTAGAAAAAGGATTTTCTGGTTTAGAAAAAAATGTTTATTCCATATCAAAAGCATCAGATAATAAATCTGATAATAAAATTTTATCTAAAAGAGTTTTTGTATTAGAAAATGATGTTTCTTTTCTGGCAAAGACATTAAATAAGGAAGCAGAACTTGAGAAGAAGGCACAGAAACAATATGAAAAAGATGTAGAAAAAGTAGAAGAAAAGAAACTTAGAAGTGGTGAAGAGAAAAAATTAGAGAAAAAAATAACCAAAGGACTAATTTCTCCAGTAAAAGCAGTAGGAAAAAAAGCAGGAGGAGTTCTTGGAACCTTGATGGAACTCTTCATGACTTTGCTTGGAGGGTGGTTAACAAATCAAGGATTAGAGGCAATAAAAGCAAATGCAGAAGGTAATATTGATAAATTAGAAGAAATTAAAAAAAATGTTACAGAAACTCTTGCAACTGTTGGTGGAATATTTGCATTATTGAGTGGTGGTCTTCTTGTTATTGGTGCTATTGTTAAGTCATTAGCAAAAAGAATTGCTAAGTTTCTTTGGAGAAAAACATTTGGAAGAATTTTAAATCCTAAACCACCAAAGACAACACCAAAACCAACGAATCAAAAACCAAACCCAACAGGCACTATAAAACCTTCGACCCCAACACCAAAATCTGGATCTCTCAAAGGAGGGGGAAGTGCTCAGGCACCAAGAGCAGGAGCAGGAAACTCTGGTCTATTAGACCGTTATGGGAAACCATTAAAGAGTTCACCATTGGACGCATATAGAGGATCAGGATCTTCACCAGCAAGAGCACCAAAAATTCCTCAACCTAAACCTGTAATTTCAAAAACTCCTAAATTTAAAGGATTTAAAGGTATGAGAGGTGGAATTGCTGGAATTGCCCTTGGATTGGGACTTTCATTATTCGAAACACAAATAGTAGATACACTTGGATCTTTTTACGGTAAATTTGGTGTTGGATTTCGTTCAATGAAAGATTCTGAAATATTAAGTGAAATGGATTCTTTAGAAAAAAAAGTAATTTCTTTAGATATTGAGAATAAACCTTGGAATGGAATTATTGCAGAATCACTAATTAATGAATCATCTATTTACTTTAGAGAAGCAAAAAGAAGAGAATTGATTAAAGTTTCTGAAGATGGATCTGAATTTTTATATACAGAAAAAGGAATAAAAGCAAAAAATCCAAACAAATCTGCGAGAGATAGTCTTAGTGCTGAAGATAAAAAAGTTACACCGGGAACTTTACCTCCTTCAGCAGCAGTAACACCAACACCAGCAGTAACAACACCAACACCAGCAGTAACAACACCAGTACCAGGAGAAATGCCTGCGGCACAAATTTCTTCTCCATCTTCTTCAATGCCAGCACCAGGGCCAGTATCTAGTGCTGGAAATACAACCGTAATTTATAAGAAAGTTGGAGGTTCTGGAGGACAAATGCAGGGACAACCACTTAAGAGTGGATCTGCAACTGATGTTCCATTGATTGCTTCGGCAGATCCAAGTAATTTCTATACAATGTATTCTCAACTTCTCTATAATGTGGTAGGTTAAGATGGCAGTAGCAGCAGTAGCAGCAGGAGCACTTAGAATAGGTTCAATGTTTGCCAGAGGTGCTGGTTCAGTTCTTTCTGGTGGAGCAAGGGGAGTTGGTAGAAGTGGAGGAATGCTTCGTAGAGCAGTTCTCAAAAAGACTAAAGTAAAGAGAGAAAATATTGCAAGAAGCAGAAGTTTTAATAAAAAACTTATAGAGAGAAATAAGAGAAGACAAAAAGAAAAAACTATAGAAACTTTTAGTATAAAAAAACCTAGACTTGGATCAATTCCGGGTAAAAGTTTTTTTGAGAAAATTTTAGATTTTATTGGAACTTTATTTCTTGGGTGGTTATTTAATAACCTTCCAAAAATTATAAAGTTTGTTGAAGATTTAAAAAAGAGAATAAATCTTCTTATTGATAGTTTAAAAAGTTTTGTTGAGAATGTTGGAAAATGGTTTACGGCATTAAAAGATAATATTGTTGCACGATGGGAAAATATAAAAAGTTTTGATTTTACGGATCAATCTGGAAAAATTAAAAAGTCAATGGATGATTTGGAGAAAGCATTTATAGGAATGTCAAATGATTTTGATTCTGCAAAAAGGGCAATGCTTGATGAAATGGGAGAAGATTCTGGTGGAGGGAGTTACACTCCAGGAGAAGTGCCTGAAGAAGTATCATCTGATACTGAATTTTCAACAGCAGTTACTAATCTTGCAAAAAAATATGATTTAAATGAAGATGATCTATATGCTGTAATGAGTTTTGAGACTGGTGGCACTTTCGATCCAGCAAAGAAAAACATGGCCGGTTCTGGTGCTACAGGTTTGATTCAATTCACGAATTCCACGGCAAGAGGATTAGGAACTACAACTGAAGCACTTGCAAGGATGTCGAGAACAGAGCAATTAAAGTATGTTGATAAGCATTTTTCGAATAAAGGAATTCAAGGTGGAAATATTGAGGACCTTTATATGTCAATTTTATTTCCAGCTGCTGTAGGTAAACCCAGCAATTTTGTTCTTTTTGGTAGAGGAGCAATTGCTGGATATGGACCTGGATCTAGAGCATATTCACAAAACAGAGGATTGGATAGAAATAATGATGGAAGTGTTACTAAAGCAGAGGCTTCTGCTGCAGCAAGAGCACATAAAAAAGGTGGTAGTGGTGGAAGATATGGTGGTGGGGGAAATGTTGTAGAATATATTACAGGAGATAGAAGGCACCCAAACTTTGAATATAGTGGTCATGGAAGAGCATATAATTACCATGATCATATTGCTTTTAGAACTATACAAGAAAAAGAGAGAGCAAAGGCAGCATTACGTGCAGCAGGAATAAAAATAGGTAGTGAGTATATTGGGAGAGAAAATGATCCTGGATGGCACGGAGCAAACTTGGCAATTGATATTCCTGGAGGACAGTGGGGTGGTAGTGGTGCAATCGGACAACGAGAATATAATGGTTCTGCAAGAGTAAGGCAAGTATTAACAAATGCTGGATTTGGTGGTGCAGGATTAGGACATGGATCAAGTGCAATCTCTCGATCTCCTGGTGTAATGCCTGATATTGGATATTCAAAAGGACCACAAAATACAATCCTAATTATAGAAGAAGAAGCACCACCACCAATGATGATGGGTCAATCTGGAGGATCTTCTCCAATTATTGTTATGGGTGCCTCGTTAAATAGTATTATGAAAAGAAAATTACTAACAGATTTAGCATATACTTAAATGTCAGCATCCGGATCTTCGCTATACGAAATACTAATATTAGAATCTAATGATAAACAGAGAACTGTTGATCTGAAGTTAGGTGCTGTTTCGATTGATTATTATGAGGATATTTTTTCACCAACAATCACTGCTAAAATCAGAGTGATTAATACTGGAGATTCGATTGAAGGTGAGAAAAGTGGTAAATTACAATCGATATATAATGGTCTTCCTTTAAGAGGTGGGGAGAGAGTTCGTATGAAAGTTTTAGATAGAGGTGATGAAAAGAAAGGTCTTGATTTTGCATCAACTCCAAGCAAGTATCTTTATGTTTCTAGTATTACTGATGTAATTTCTGAATCTCAGAGAGAAAGTTTTCTACTTAATCTAGTTTCAAGAGAGGCAATCACAAATGAAACTACAAGAGTCGCAAGAAAATATACTGGAACTATTGATCAATCCGTATCAAAAATTTTAAAAGATGTTTTAAAAACCACAAAATTTGATACTGAAGGTATAGAAAAATCTCAAAATAAATATCCATTTATTGGAAATTCAAGAAAACCTTTTACTACTTTAGTTTGGTTAGCATCAAAATCTGTTCCAGTATCTTCTGGAGATTCTAGTGCAGGATTTGTTTTTTATCAGACAAAAGATGGATTTAAATTTAAATCTATTGATGGTTTAATGAAGCAAGAACCAAAAAATAAAAATACACCTTATTATTATACAGAAGTTAATGTAAATGAAACTGAAACAAATAATGATTTTAAAATTTTAAATTATTTTACTGATAAAAATCAAAACTTAATTGAAAAATTAAGATTGGGAGCATATTCTAGTGAAACGATATTTTTTAATCCATTAACAGGAGAAGTAACTCCACCAGAAAAAAGAAAGTTTCAATTTAAAAAATATCAAGATAAAATTGAGAATCTTGGTTCAAAAGGAAAAATATCTTTACCGAAAATGAGTGAAAATTCTAATGAATCATTGGGAGATGCTCCAACTAGAATTATCACTGGAGTATTGAGCATTGGAACTGCAGACTCTAGTGTCTCAAAAAAATTGAATTATGATCCTGGAACATATCAAGCACAATCCATTATGAGATATAATCTATTACTTACTCAATCAATCAGTATGATGGTGGCATGTAATACTAATCTCAGTGCTGGTGATGTTATTGATTGTAGATTTCCAAAAATTTCATCAGAAGATGAAAATGAAATTGATACCGAAACAAGTGGGCCATATATAATAAAGGAACTCTGCCATCATTTTGAACCTAATAGTTCATACACTTCTTTAAAATTAGTTAGAGACAATTTTGGAATCAAAAAAATAGACAAATGATAGAAGAATCAAGTTTAAAAAGTAATTTTATTGGTAGAGATGGATTTCGTTGGTGGATAGGACAAATTCCTCCAATGGAATCTATGGGTGAGCAATTTAATGGAGAAGGATGGGGAAATAGGATAAAAGTTAGAATAATGGGATATCATCCACTTGATGATAGTGAGTCAGGTTTAAAGAATGAGGATTTGCCTTGGGCACTAATTATGCTCGGAACTGCTGATGGTAGTGGAGGATCAAATTTTGCAAAAAGTACAAAGATAAGACCAGGCGATGTTGTCTTTGGATTTTTTATGGATGGAGATGACGCACAGAACCCTGTTATTATGGGAATACTTGGCAATACTGATTTATATACGAAAGGTGATTATAAGTTTCCATTTTCTCCATTCACTGGATATACAACAAATATACCAAAACCGGATAAAGAGGTATCAACCGCAAATGAGGCAAATGAGTCTAACAAAACATCTCAAGAACCTCCGGTTCAACTTCCAAAATCAAAAGCATCTCAAGTAGGTAGAGCTGCTGCCGGTGGTACTTCAATTGGAGTCAAACTTACTCCGGCAAATACTTGTGAAAATACGACTCTTACAAATATTGAGGAAGCATTAGAGAATTTAATTAAGTTTATACAAGAAGGTCAAGGAAAATTAAGTGAATATCAGGATAAAATTGATGAAGTTGCGGAATTTATAAAGGCATCTTTGAGTTGGTTGGTCGGTGAGATAATGAAAGCAATTACACAATTTTTAGTTGGTGATGATAATAAACCTGGAATTATTCCTGTAGCACTTAATGCTCTTTATGCTTCTGTATATAGTGCAATTCTTCCGGCAGGTGGTCCAGCAGTAGCAAATATAGCAGCATCAAAAGAAATCGAAGCATTTGTTATTCCTATCAGTGCATTAGAAGCAGCATTAATATGTGTTGCGAATGCAGTGTTAGAAGGATTGGTCACTTTAATTCGTGAATTACTTCTTTCGATGTTGGAAAATATTGATAGATTTGTAACTTGTATTGTTGATCAATTTGTTGGGTCACTTTTAAATAGTGTTGTTGATCGCATAGCAGATGGATTATCCGGTGCTCTTGGTGGACTTTCGGGTCTTCTGGGTGGAGCAATCGATATTATATCAGTTGCAAAGGATGCAATATCATTCTTCAATAGTCTTGAAGGATTATTGGATTGTAATCAGGTTAATACAAAATGTGATGGAACTAAAGAATGGATTATTGGTCAAGGTACAAAAGAAGCAATGGATATAAATGAATCATTTGAAAATATTTCTAATATTGTCAATACTGCCGGAGCACTTGCTAATGATGTAATAAACACAATCGAAGGAGTTCCAACAAGTATTCAAGAATTAACTGGTGGAATTACTGATGTTGTTGATATTTTCAATGGTGATTCTTTAATTGAAGGTAGGACTGGAGATTTTGGAAATTGTCTTACTACTTATCCTACTAGTTGTGGTTCTGCACAAATTAAAATATTTGGTGGTGGAGGAACCGGAGGATCTGCAATTCCTATATTAGGACCAACTGTAGAAAGAATTATTAATGATACATCTATCGGGCAAAATGTAAATAAAACTGCAAATGTTATAGGAGTTGTTTTAGAAAATGCAGGTTCTGGTTATCGTTTCCCACCATTTGTAGAAATTACTGATGAATGTGGAATTGGATATGGTGCAAGAGCAAGATCTACAATTAACAATGAAGGTCAAATTACCTCTATCTATATGGTATCTTCTGGCGAAAATTATCCAGTTAATGGTGAGGGTGGGTATGGTGTTGTTGATGTAGAGATAGTTTCTAGTGGCATTGGTTATCAGGCAACAGATACTATTGTCGATAATTTTGGAAATGAATATTCTTTTACTATTGATACCGATTCTTTAACTACTGATACCGATTCTTTAACTACTGATACCGATTCTTTAACTACTGATACCGATTCTTTAACTACTGATACCGATTCTTTAACTACTGATAGTAATGTTACTGGGAGGATTGTTTTTGTATCCCCAATAAATAAGGTTGAGGTTCCAGATCTGGTTACTATTAAAATTAATTCTGAAACTGGTTTAGGTGCTGTTTTCAAACCAATTCTTGGTAAAATTGATAATACCACATCACAAGAAGAAGTTATTCGAGTCATTGATTGTATAAGTTAATAAAATGGCAGATAAAAATTACGAAGCAAGATTGTATGAGACATGGGGTCCAAACTTTAGGATTGATATAAATAATCCTGATATCGGAGTAGATGGTAAGAGTGTATATCAATTATATGCATTCAATGATGATAATGATATTCATTTACAAACATTTACTGAAAGTGGTGCATATAGAATTATTAATGATCGAGGAATAGAAATTGCCGGTGGAGCAAAAGGTTCCGATGGTAATGTGGATATATGTATTACTGGAGTTGGTGGTGGTGATGTGTGGATTACTGCGATGCAAAATGGGACAGTTAAAATTAAAGGCAAAAATATAATGATCGAAGGAGTTGAAGATGTTGATATAAAAGCAGGAAGAAATCTAAACTTAACTTCTGGTTCTGGTAGAATTATAATGAGTGGGAATAAGATAGATAGAGATACATTTTCAGGAAATCTTTCTGGTGCATTAGCATTTACTGCAAGAGCATATGCGCCAACTCCTCTTGGTACTGATTTTATAACAGAATCTTTCGGAATTGGAAACTTTATAGCATCAATTATTGGAGGATAATTATGGCAGTCGGTACTCTTATTAATACCCTTACTACATTACTTGGACTTCCAAGTTTTCCAAAGAAGGGAGTCAATAAATTTCAGTATCTTGATACAAGATTTAGGTCAACAGTATCTGTAAGTGGTCCATTAATTGCAGAAAGTGTTTCGGCAGAATTAGGTGAAAGTTTAATGTGTGGAACGAAGTTTCTTCTCCCAAACCCACTTACGCCAAGTCAAGCACTTCCTCCTCATATTATTGCGACACCATTATCATATCTATTGAATTTTGGTGGTCTTGTTACATCTGTTAATATAAATTGCACCGGAACTAATAATATTACTGGAGTTACCTCCATAAATGGTATTGTTAATCTTAACGGTACTGTCAAACTTAATGGTAAAGATTTAGAAGCAGAACTTGCATTAGGAAAGGCATTACCATCATCTGACGAGAGATTAAAGAAGAATATACATACTATTACAAATCCGATAGAAAAAGTATCAGCACTGAGAGGTGTTTCTTTTGAATATAAAGAAACTGGTCAAAAGCAAATAGGATTTATTGCTCAAGAAATTGAAAAAATTATTCCTGAAGTTGTTGGTGAAAATCCTGATGGATATAAAGGAGTTCAATATCAAAATGTGGTTGGACTTTTAGTTGAAGCAATCAAAGAACAACAAAATCAAATTGATGAATTAAGGAGAAAAATAGATGAGTGATAAATTAATTAAAAAACTAGATGATAGAGTTTCTTCAAATAAAACTGCAATTGGATTTATTGAGGCAGAGCTACCAAAATATGAAGAAACAATTGGTGAGTTTACTGAAATTACAATTCCAATAGAAAATAAAATAATATCAGTTACCTCAGAAATTAATTCATTACAAGAACAAATTGTTTCTGTTGCTACGAGTGCATTTAATGTTGGTTGTGGAACAACAACTGGAGCAACAACAGTATATCCAGATACTGTAAAAAATTATTCTGAAAATCTCTCATCGGGATCATATGATGGACTCGATCCATTTGGAGGACAAACATCTTCATTATTAAGTTCTTCTAATGTCGGGGTCGGAACATTTTTAGTATTTACAGAGAATGATAGTTCTCAAGCAGGACTTGGAACACTTTATGGAACTATTCAGAGTTGTTTTAGATTACCATGTACCGGTAGTGTTTGTATTGATTATAATGATGAAATTGTATCATTACAAAATCAAATTACAACACTCAGAGGTCAATTACCATCAAATATAACAAATGTAAATGCTATAAAAACTGAAAGAAGATATTCTGAGATAGAGAGATATGGACAAAAAAGAGGAGTGGCAGCATTAAAAGAAAGAAATTCTGAAATGAAATCTGCAATTAATACAATCAGAAATATTTGACCACTTCCCTGACTGGCACACTTGACACCAGCACTCAGATGCCTTATAATATCAAGGTAAGCAACCAAGGCAAGATGCAAGACGAATTTCTCACACAATGTGTTGTAGACCCTACCAAACGCACATTCTACATCTATTCTAGTGAAGGAGACGCCAAAGAAATTGTTTGTGATACTGTAGACCAGTTCATGAATGTTCTTAAGGTCATCCATAATACTTGTCCCGAAGATGCTTTGGTTTATGCAGAACCACTGGAGGTGTAAATGGAAGTTTTTACCTTGAAAGAATGGGAAGAAAACTTCGATTCCCTCCTTGAGAGGGTAGAAAACGGAGAGCACATTGGCATTGTCAAAGAAGATGGTACAGCAGCAATAATGATACCTGCAAATGATGAACTTATACGAATATACACTGAGAATAATAACGAAGCACAGTAGTTCATCATCTGCTCGTGAGACTTGGTAGTCAGGGGAGTTTTATAAACTCTTTCCTTGCCCGTTTGGCCCTCTGGTGAAGGCGATCTGCTCATAACAGATAGAAGGTCGGATCGTAACCGACAACGGGCATTAGGAACTTGAGACGTTCCAATCAAGGTGCTCATCGGTTCGGATATACCGAAACCCTGTTGGTGAGGATAAACCCCCTTGAATATTCACAACGGAAATTGTGTCTTACTCCATTATAAACTGTCAGTATACTGGGTGTAATGCCCACATAGCATACGGATAAGTGTAATGTCTTGTGGGCGTAGTCCAATTGGAAGAGACATGGAGTTTAAGCCTCCATCAGTGCTGGTTCGAGTCCAGTCGCCCATATTAACATAAAGGAATAAATAGTCAAAAAGACTATGAAATATTTTCAGCAATTTTCAGAAGATATGGCACAAAGACGTGCTGAACTTGCAAATAAACAAAAAGAATATGTTCAAAATTATCAGGATAATTTAGCACGAGATTCTGAAGAATATGCTAAAGATTCTGAAGAAAGAAGAGAAAAGCAAGAAGCAGAGCAAGAAGCAAGAAATCAAGAACAGGAACAACTGGTGCAAAGAAGAAGAGAAGAACGTCAACAAAGAAAAGCAGAAAGAGAAGCAGAAAGAGAAGCAGAAAGAGAAGCAAGAGAACAAAAAGCACAAGATGAATACTTGAGATCGTTAGAAGCAAGAGTTGCTGAAAAAGAAAATAAATAAAAGAAAGAATAATATTATGTCTTATGTAATAACCACTAAGAAGTGTTGGTATAATGACTATAAAATGATAGTCAAAATGTTCTTCTTGAATGATGTTCCATTTACATTTGATGATTTGCCTGTAGGATATTTGTATGATAGAGAAATAGTAAGAGAGGCATATAGTAATAAAGATTATTCGGTAGAAGATATTTACAAAGGATCTAATTATTTAATATTAGAACAGTGCCATCCTTGCTTTGATGATATTGAGATATTAAATCCTGAAAATTTGCCAGAAGAAATACAAAGTTTTTATAATGGAGAAGAAGATTTACTAAGATAATAAATAAAGCATAGGAACAGTAATTGGTGTGGAAAATTGCCATTAAATAAATTAGATTCAATTATCAAAAATACTGATGGTCGTATAATCTACGTTAGTCCTTCCGATTTAGATTCTACCGATAGTATTGATAATCAAGGAAACTCACTAAATCGTCCATTTAAGACTCTTCAAAGAGCACTGATCGAATCTGCAAGATTCTCATATGTCAGAGGAAGTAGTAATGATATAGTAGAGAAAACTACAATTCTCTTAATGCCTGGAAGTCATGTTATAGATAATCGTCCAGGATATACAATTGACAGTGGAGGAGCAGTTATAACCTCTGAAGGAGCTTCTTCCTCTAGAAGTACTTTTAATTTATCATTAAATTCTAATTTAGACTTAACAGACAAAAATAATGATCTTTATAAGTTTAATAGTGTTTATGGTGGTGTAATTGTTCCTAGGGGAACTTCAATTGTTGGTCTTGATTTAAGAAAAACTAAAATAAGACCTCTTTATGTTCCTAACCCAACATTCTCTTCAATTTCTAATAGTGCAATTTTAAGGCTTACTGGAGCTTGTTATGTTTGGCAGTTCTCTATTTTTGATGGGGATGACTCTGGAACTGTTTACACGCAACCAGATAATTTTGATATTAAATCTATCCCAACTTTTTCTCACCATAAGTTATCAGTATTTGAATATGCCGATGGTGTCAATGAAGTTGGAACTAAAGGTCTGACCGATCTTCAAATGTATTATGCCAAATTATCATATGCATATTCCTCAAGTTCGGGTAGAGAAATTAATACTGCGGATGAGTATCTTGAAAATCCTGAAGGATTTAGTCCAAGAAGACCTGAATATGAAATTGTTGGAGCATTTTCCGCAGATCCTATTTCAATTGCATCTATCATATCCGGTGATGGATTAACTGCATCAAGAGTCATTACAGTTACTACAGTTACTCCTCATGGATTGGATAAAGGAACTCCAATTCGTATTAGTGGTGTTTCGCAAGATCAATATAATATTTCAACTAAAGTTACATCAATTAGTGATACTAATGATAGTGTATTTACTTATGTAATTGAATCTGATCCAAGATTTTTAACTCCATCATTAACGAGTCAAGGAATAGTAAATGTAGATACTGATACAGTATCTGGTGCCTCTCCTTATGTTTTTAATGTGAGCATGAGATCTGTTTGGGGGATGAATGGATTAATTGCTGATGGAAACAAGGCAACTGGATTCCGTAGCATTGTGATCAGTCAATTCACTGGAATTAGCCTCCAAAAAGATGATAGGTCTTTTGTCAAATATGATGCATCTAATGGTAGAACTTATAGTGGATTAACAATCACTGAACAGTCAGGAAGTGAGTTATCGGCAAATTCTTCTTCGAGTGGAATAGTTTATCATATAGATTCTGATTCGGTTTATAGGAAAGATTGGCAACAGTCTCATATTAAAATAAAAAATGATGCTATTTTACAAATAGTATCAGTCTTTGCAATTGGATATAGTACGCAGTTTGTTTCCGAATCTGGTGGTGATGCATCGATAACGAACTCTAATTCAAATTTTGGTCAACTATCTTTAGTTTCTGAAGGATTTAAAAAAACAGCATTTGATAAAGATAATAAAGCATTTATAACTCATATTATTTCACCAAGAGCAGTTGATCAAATTGAAGATAGAGTTGATTGGTTGTCAATTGATGATGGAGTAACAACATCTGTTGGTGATAGTAATAAAATTTATCTTGCCGGATTTAAAAACGAAACAGTCCCTCCACCATCATTAACACAAGGATATCGTATTGGAGCAAGAGTATCTGATAAACTTTATTTAACTCTCAATACTGTAGAATATTCTGCAGATATTGTAATTCCATCTAGTAATCAATCTTCATTTGAAGAATATCTTGTAGGAGAACCTTCTTCAAATATATTCACTCTTTCTTCTGGAACTCATAGTTTATCTACAGGCGAAAAAGTTATTATTATTAGTGAAGATGCAGATCTTCCAGAAAATTTAAGAACAAATGTAATCTACTATGCAATTACTCCTTCAAATACTACAATTAAACTTGCCGCAACAGAGTCTGAAGCACTTTCTGGTCAAGAAATTAATGTTTTTGGTGGAACTAATTTAAAAATACAATCAAGAGTTTCTGATAAATCATCTGGTGATGTTGGACATCCAATTCAATGGGATTCAATTCGTGAGCAATGGTATATCAATGTAATTAATAATTTAATTACCCCGCAACTTTCTGGATCTGGAATAACAGAACCACTTTTTGTTAAAAGAATATCTGATTCTAGAAGTCTTGATGAAAAAATTTATAAGGTCAGGGTAGTAGTTCCGAGACAACTTACAAATGGAAAAAATCCAGAACCTGGATTTGTTATTCAAGAATCAAGTTCTACAGGATTTTTTGAAGATGATGATGGAACGAAAACAACTATTGATTCTACAGATTTTGATTATAATAAAAATCTAAGATTTATTAGTACTTGCTCTTTCTCATCACCAACGGTAACAGTAATTTCAGAAATTCCTCATAACTTAAATGTTGGAGATACAGTAATAATTAAAAATGTTACAGATTCTAGTGTTAGTGGTCTTGCATATAATGGAACTCATACCGTAACTTCTATTACCAATGAATTGACATTTACTTATGATACAGAATTAACTCCTGGATCTTTTACAAATGACACTTCTGTTAGAACAAAATCACTCCCAAGATTTGAGAGAAATGATTTACAATCAAATCTCTACATTTATAGAAATGAAATTATTTCAGAATATGATGAAGGAGAAAGAAATGGTGTATATAATTTTTATGTATTAAATTCCAATAATCAAGTTCAAACTGAATTTACAGATCTTAAATATGGACAAAATGTAGTTGACTTATATCCACAAAATGATAGAGATAATATTAGCGAAAACCCAAGATCTGCAAAATCATATGCACTAAGATCACCAATTGGAGATGTTCAGACAAATGATCTCAGAAATAGTATTACAAGAGAAAGTATTGATTTATTTGTCAAAACATTAGGTATTGGAAATAAAATTTCATCAATTTCTGGTGCGGGAACTACTAATCCGACCATAACTTTCGATAGAAATCATAATTTTAATAGTATTGTAATTGGAAGTATTAATGCTTCCCCAACAGGATTTACTGCCGGAACATATTATAATGTAAAAATTTATAATAATTCTTTATTAACAATTTGGAATGGTGCTACTGCGAAAGTGATTGTTTCCGGTGCAGGTAATATAACATCTGCGGAAATTATAAATGGAGGATCTGGATATTCTGCCGGAACATATTACTTAGATACTAATATTATTGGTTCTGGATCTAATAATGATTTTACTGTTGCTTCTGATGGAATTTCTTCACCAATAGGTCAAGTTGTTCAATTTACTGGTGTTGGAACTACATCAGATAATTATCATCGTATCTCAGCAGTCAATTCTGCAAATCAAATAACAATTGAAAGGTCTACGAGTGAACCAGTTATTGTTACAGATCAATATGCTCTTTTAATTGCACCTTCAACATCATTCACCAGTATTGGCAATACAATTACTGCACCTAGTCATGGATTGGTAGTTGGAAATAGATTTAAATCAATTGACTCTTCAAATAATAATCTTGGAGATTATATTGTTGATAGTGTAATTAATGTTAATACCTTTACTATTTCTGGTGTAATGGGATCAACTTCTGGATTTATTCTGAAGCACGGATTATCATCTAATGCGGGTATTTCTGATGGTTCAAATGAAAATCTTGAGGTAAGAGGAATCACTATCTTTGATGGAGAAAAGTTAACTCTTACAGAATCTGGAGGTATAGACAGTTCAGAAACGCAATTTAGTGTTAGTCATTCTGGTATTGGTACTGCAGAAAGATTCTCACTAGGTTCTTATATTAAAGTTGATGGTGAGATCATGAGAATTGCAAGTAATTCTCTTAGTGGAGTTCCTGCGGATAAAATTACAGTGATTCGTGGAGTATTTTCATCTAAACAAAAATCACACCCTGAGAATTCATTAATCACTAAAATTAAAATTCCTGCGGTCGAATTTCGTAGACCATCAATTATTCGTGCTTCTGGACATACTTTTGAGTATCTTGGATATGGTCCGGGAAATTATTCTACAGCACTCCCACAAGTCCAGAATAAAACTTTATCAGAAAGAGAAGAATTTTTAGTTCAATCTCAAGAAAGATCATCTGGTATTGTTGTTTATAATGGTATGAACAATAAAGGAGATTTCTTTATTGGCAATCAAAAGAAGTCTTCTACAACAGGTGAGGAAACAACTTTTGATACCCCAATTCCTACTGTAACTGGACAAAGTGTATCAAGATTAAGTGAAGTATTTGATGAAGTCACAATTAGGGAGAGATTAATTGTAGAAGGAGGAGACTCTGGACAATCACTTTCTCAATTTGATGGATCTGTTACATTTAATTCAGAAACTAGATTTACAAATTCTAATGGAATAGAAGGATCTGCAGCAATAAATGTTTCTAATACAAAACAATCAACAGCAACAAATTCTGGAGCACTTATTGTTGCAGGTGGAGTTGGTATTGGAAAAGATTTATATGTTGGAGGAACAATATATGGTCTTGGTGGTTTATCTATTAGTTTGATAAACATATCTCCAAAACAAGTTCTTTTTTCAAATTCCAATTCTTTTCTTGATGGTGATAATAAATTTACTTTTGAACAATCAACATCAACATTAGGAATTAATAGTATTTCAGTATATGAATCTGGCGGCAATTCTTATATTGAAGAAATTGATTCTAAAGATTTAATATTAAAAGCATATTCTTCAGATAAATTAATTATTAATGGAGTAGGAGTTAGTATTACTGGAAATCTTGATGTTACTGGAGATGTAAATTCTTTCTCAACATCTGATGAGAAGTTAAAAGATAATATTATCCCAATTCATAATCCATTAGAAAAAGTTATTTCGATTAGTGGAAATACTTTTGATTGGAATGAAAATTCTAATAAAGAAGGTCATGATGTTGGATTGATTGCACAAGAGATTCAAAAAATTCTTCCTGAGGCAGTTAAGGAAAGAGATGATGGTTATCTTGCCGTTGATTATAAAAAGATAATTCCTCTGCTTGTAGAATCTATTAAAGAACTTTCTAATAAGGTCGAATCGATTGAGCATCAATTAAAGAATAAATAATTGTAAAAGATTAAATAATGGCAAATATTAGAAAGTCATTCAATTTTAGAAATGGTTTACAAGTAGATACTGATAAGTTTGTAGTAAATTCCAATGGACTTGTTGGAATAGGAACATCAAATCCTGAAAATTATTCTTTAAGTGTTCATGGTGACACTAAAATTGTTGGTATTATTACAACAAAACACATATTTGTAGAACAAAATGTAATTTCTCTTGGTAAAATTGGTATCCATACCACAAATCCAACTTCTAAATTTCATATATCAGGAATTGGAGTTACCAATCCTAGTGGTATTGATGCTGGAAATAGAATTAGGATAGGTGATTTTCATTGGGATAATACATTTACTAGTATTCATGCAAAGAAAGTTAGTAATCAATGGTGGTTAGAACAAAATTCTCCTGATAATGATGGTACAGATTTAGTATTTTATAAGTCGAGAGGTTTACCAAACCAAGAAGAACCAGTTCAGGTTGGAGACAATTTATTCAGATTAACTGCAAGAGCATATAAACCAAATGGAGTTGGAATAGGAACTACTATTTCTCTTAGTGATTATAGTGGTGATTTTTCAGGTCAAATTGCTTTTGATGTAGATAGTATTGATGGTAATAATGTAGCATCTTCTATTGATGTAAAAACTGCCGGAGAAAGTAGGTTAATTGTAAAAGGTGATGGTAAGATTGGTATTGGAACTATTTTACCAACACAAAAATTAGATGTAATAGGTAATACATATGTTTCCAATTCTGTTGGTATTAGAAGTACAGCACCAACAGAAGCACTAGATGTAAATGGAAATATTAAATCTTCTGGCACTGTTACAGCAACAACATTTAGTGGTAGTTTACCAACAACTGATCTTACAGGAACTATAACCAATACACAGTTAGCAGGTTTTATTGATAACTCTAAGTTAGTTAATGATAGTGTTTCTTATGGTGGGGTATCTGTTGACTTAGGTGCTTCTGATGATACTCCAGCATTTGATTTGACTAATGCTACTAACTATCCCTATACATCGCTGACTGGTATAACAACAAGTGTTGTAGGAGATACTACTCCTCAGTTGGGTGGTGACTTAGATCTGAATGGTAAATTTATAACAGGACTCGGTGGTATTAGTATTTCTTCTGGTGTTACAACATGTACTGATGGATTTACAAGTGGTATTGGAGTAACAACTCCAGTCCAAATATCAGTCACTGGTTCTACATTAACATTTAATGTTGTTGGAGTTGGAAGCACAAGCTTGACACTATCGTAAAAACCCTGTAGACTACCTTTGTTAGGGTTGAAGAGGAGGGGCTAAGCTCTTAAAGAAATCCACTCCCACAACTGTCACACCACCTCTTCACAGGGGTGGTTTTTTAATGTATAATAAGTCCATAGTTCACCACACACCAGTGACAATCACTCTTCGTCCACACCAGCAAGATGCCACCAAGGCAATGCTGAAGCATGATCGTGGCCAGGTTCTGATTCCGACTGGTGGCGGTAAGACCCTGTGCATGATCGAGGATACTAAGATACATTTCAAACTGTTTGAAAATCAGGTTCATGTGGTAGTGGCACCACGAATATTGTTAGCAGAACAGTTGTGTTCTGAGTTTCTTGAACATGTTGATGCACATGTGATGCATGTTCATAGTGGTGAGACAGAGCACTTTAGCACCACAAAGGCAGATACTGTTCGGTTATGGTCTGAGAATGTTGGTGGTAATCAACTGATCTTTACGACTTATAACTCTCTTCGTCGTATTGAAGAATCTGGCATTAAAGTAGATTCGATTTACTTTGATGAAGCACACAATAGTGTCAAGAGAAACTTCTTTCCTTCTACTGAGTTTTTCAGTCATAATGCTGATCGTTGCTATTTCTTTACTGCGACTCCGAAGCATTCTGCTACTATTTTCAAACCAGGAATGAACGATACTGATGTTTATGGTCAGGTGATTTGTAATGTTCCAGCTACTGAACTGGTTGAGCAAGGATACATTCTCCCTCCTAAGGTTGTTGTCAATGAGTTGCCACAGGGTGATTTTAAAATGTCTGATTGTGATAATTTGATTTCTACCATTGACGACAATTCACTGAGTAAGATTCTCATTGCAGCACGGTCTACAAAACAGATTATCAATCTTTTGAGTGAGTCTAATTTTCGTAATGAATTAGCACAACGTGGTTATTCTTGCATGTATATCACGTCTAAGACTGGTGCAATTATTGATGGTGAAAAAGTTGACCGAGAGATGTTTTTCAATACTTTGAATGCATGGGGCAAAGATCCTGAGAAGAAGTTTGTGGTTCTTCATCACTCTATTCTGTCTGAAGGTATCAATGTCAGTGGACTTGAAGCAGTGCTGTTCATGCGTAACATGGACTTTGTAGGAATTTCTCAGAGTATTGGTAGGGTTATTAGGTTAGGTGTCTCTTCTAAGACCTTTGGGTTGGTCTGTGTGCCTGTTTATGATAAGATAGGGATCAATACGGCAAAGAGTGTTCAAAGTGTCGTAGAGACGATTTTTGAGAAGGGTGAACCTGCCGTATCTGTCATTCGTCGTTAATCTCTGGGCAGCATTTTGCGTAAGTCCCATACAAACAATTATAATATGCAAAAAACACTGATTACAATGCAAGGTGCAATTGAACGCCTTGAAACAATTAGATCATCAAGTAGAAAAAAGATTGAAATCTACGCCAAGAGATGTTATCAAGTCACGATGGATAATAATACCATTAAATGGTGGAATGATGAAAAATCCGATAAAGATGTGGCAAGAGCTATTACACGTCCATTTTACGATCTTATTCATTCTTGTTCTATTCCAACAGGTTTGATTACAGAAAATGCTTTCACAGGAAGAATGAATGATTCTAAGTATATTTGTACCAAAGATCATATTTTTCGTCCTCAATTTGTCTGTCGATACATTTTAGACAATTATGAAATGTTTAAAGATTTTGTAGTATTTCGGAAGTGGGTTATTATGTGTTGTTCCACTACATTAGTGACAAAGGAGGAGAATGCAGATCTTCGTATCTCTGGAACAAATAATAGGGGTGAGGATTATGTTCTTCTAAGTTCGACTGATAGTCAGTACAGAAAGATTGACTTAAAATTATTTTCTCATAGTAATCATAGGTCTTGGAGTGATCGTACAATTCAAGAGTCTTCTAATCTTATTAGTCCCCCACAAGAACTATTAGAGTATGAAGTGCCATTTTTAGACAATCTTTAAACTGGCACTCTGTCCTTGACTCTGCCCTGACTCTGCCCTATAATACAAAGGTAATCAAGGGAACACCACCATGAAATGCAAAGTCGAACTCTATGTTGCTGGCACTGTCTTTTATGAGACCGTTCATGCCCGTGACTATCAAGAAGCAAAAAAAGTAGCACTGGCACGTAATCCGAATGCTACTGTTGTTTCTGTCAATGCATCTTTCTTCTAATGACTGACCAAATCACATTGGAAGAAGCCCTGGAGCTTGTCACCTTTCGTCGGAATGCCTGCGGCACTTGGTGTGTTGATCGCGTCCTGGGCAATGTCCGGAGCAATGTCCTAGGCAATGTCGTAGGCACCGTCTACGGTAATGTTGGCAGTGTCGGAGGCAATGTCAAATACAGTGTCGGAGGCACCATCGCTGGTCGCGCTTGGAAACTCATCGAGACACCTGAACAGAAGTTCCGCCGACTGCTTGATGAGACTGAAAATCAAGAGTTAATTGA